GTAAATATGAAGGAGTTATTGGTAACGGTGGCTTGATGTTGTGTCGCATACCTATCGAAACAGCCAATGAAAGAAACGAGTATTACGGGACCCGAACCCGCGAAGCAATGGCGGCAGTCGATCAGGATTTAATGAAGGAACAAAATCCTTTGATGCCTATTCATCAGAGTAGGCAAAGTCGTGTAACTTTCGGGCGGGGAAAAACCTCTACCGAATAATTAATGAGGTGCTATAATGGCAAATTCAAATGGGTCCTTCGGTCTTAGACCGATAGGAAAAATTGGTCAATCGACCAACTCCACTGGGATGACTGAGTATCGCATTGCCTCTGACAACTCTAACCCTATATATCAGGGCATGGCGGTTATTCCGTTAGCGGCTGGTGTTATTGACGATCTACAAGCTGCGGCTGGTGGTAACGTCTCTATAGTTGGTGTTTTCGGCGGTTGTGAGTATGTCTCATCTACTACTGGAGAAACAATATGGTCGAACTATTGGCCTGGTTCTGGCGCGGATTCTAATTATCCTGTCAAAGCCTTCTTGTACGATGATCCAAATCAGTTGTTTACAATCGCTACATCTAATGTCGTGGCGGGTCAAAACACAGAAGCGGAAGTTCGTACATCTGTATTCGCAAATATTGCTTTTGCAACAGGTAACAGTGGTTCTACTACTACTGGTATATCTTCTGCAACAGCGGATTTGAATACAGTTGCAACCACCAACACATTGGCGTTGAGAATCATGGGCATCCAAGAAGATCCTGATAATTCTGACTTCACTGCTGCTGGTATCCCACTAATCGTTAGAATCAACAACCACTTCAATGCGCCTACTGGCTCCATTGTTGCGGCTACTGTTTCTACAACTGGCGTATAAGGAGATTAGGATATGGCTATATCACGCGCACAACTAGCGAAAGAGCTAGAGCCTGGTCTCAATGCCCTGTTTGGCATGGAGTACGGCAGGTACGAAAATCAGCACGCAGAAATATACACTACTGAGTCTTCAGACAGAGCGTTTGAAGAAGAAGTAATGCTTTCTGGATTTGGTGCCGCTCCGAATAAATCGGAAGGTTCCGCTGTAAACTTCGATGATGCTAACGAAGCATTCACTGCTCGTTACAACAACGAAACAATAGCATTGGCTTTCTCAATCACGGAAGAAGCTATCGAGGACAATCTTTATGATCGTCTCGGAAGCCGATACACCCGTGCTCTTGCGAGATCAATGGCCCACACAAAGCAAGTTAAAGCTGCTGCTATATTGAACAATGCGTTCACTGGTGGAGCTTCTGCTGGAGGAGATGGAGTTGCACTTTGTTCAACTGCACACCCTCTTACAAACGGTGGGACATTATCAAATACACCAGCTACTGCTTCTGATCTAAACGAAACTTCTTTGGAAGATGCGTTAATCAGTATTGCTGGGTATGTTGATGAGCGAGGACTAAAAGTAGCTCTTCGAGGTATGAAGTTAATTCTACCACGTCAGCTTCAGTTCATCGCAGAACGTATCATGGTATCTAATCTTCGGGTTGGCACTGCTGATAACGACACTAACGCAATCAAATCAATGGGAATGGTTCCTGACGGATATACCGTTAACGATTTCCTAAGTGATCCAGATGCGTGGTGGGTTAAAACAGATGCTCCTAGAGGGTTTATCCATTTCGAGCGTACTCCAATGGCTACAAACATGGAGGCCGACTTCGATACAGGCAACATGAGATACAAGGCTCGGGAGCGTTACAGCTTCGGATTCTCTGATCCACGTTGCGTTTTCGGTTCGCCAGGAGCGTAATCGGAACTATGAAGAGAATAGAGAGGGCGGCTTATTTAGTCGCCCTCTTTTTGTTTAAGAAAGGAGACTGACAATGAAAGTTGTAAATTGGATCGCTAAAAGACTTACTGAACCATCTAGCTATGCTGCGATTGGTGTAGGGGTCATAGGTGTTGGGATGATCATGGGTATGGGTGAATTAATGTTCATCGGTGTTGCTTGTGCCATCTTAGGACTTATTCTTGCAGAAGAGGCTAAAAACTGCGACTGCGACAAATAAATGAGGGAAGGGTCAAGTATTAACGCTTGACCCTTTCTTTTTCCTTTTAATTGATGTAATCTGTAGTCACCTTGACAGTCGCATGGTGCGGCTGACATTTGCCTAGACAAGGAGATTGACATGGCTAACACAACATTTACAGGACCAGTCCGTTCCGAAAACGGATTTAAAGTAGTATCCAAAAACGCTACAACAGGTGCAATCACTGATACCGCAGTTATTGCTTCAACAGGTATTGTTACCAACAAATATGTAAAACACGTTGGTTTTGCAACAGGTGTTACAGTTAACACTACAGCGGGTGATAGCCCAGCTATAGGTGAGTTCACACAACCAGCAAACACAATAATCACTGACATTAAAATATTTTGTGACACTTCTCCAGTTATTGGAACAGGTGACATTGGATACGAAGTTGGTACGTCTTCTTCTGGTGCACAAATTGTTGCGGCTCAAACAGATGAGATTCTTGATGGCGGTACAACCGTTGTTGCTCACAACGTAACTGTAACTAGTTTGGTTCTTCAGACACAAGATGGTACAACTGCACCAGCTTCTGTTCAATACACAGACACCGAAAGAACTATTTACTGCAACATCACTAATACAGTTGATGCGACAACAGCAGGATCGTTCACGTTCATTATTGAGTACGTTCAAATTGCGTAACCATTAATTTAGGTAGGGGGAAACCCCTACCACTTTTATAAAGGAGAATAATATGGCAGGTTCAGACGTACAATCCACGTTTATTGAATCAGCGGCGGCGGATCCAAATGGAATTTCAGCAAGTGCAGCGGTTGGAAACAACGCTAATTTGGTTATAGGCGGAGCTTTAGCCAGTGGTGGTGCCGTTACTTTCGATAGCCCAAGGAATGTAACGATTACTTCTGCGGGTAACGATAGTGGAATATCCTTTACCGTTACTGGAACGGATGTAGACGGCGCGGCTCAAACAGAAAGTATTACAGGAGCGAATGCGGATACAGCAACAGGATCAAGCACTTTTGCAACAGTCACTCAAATTGCGGCAGTAGGTAATCCTGCGGGTAATGTTGAGGCTGGTTCAGGAACAGCGGTCAAAGCTATTATCTTTGATGGAAGATGTCGATTAAAAGGTATTTATTTGGTAAGCACTGCAACAGGTGGAACAATTTCTTTTAGAAATACATCAATAACAGGAACGGCTCTTTTACAGTATCAAACTCCTGCGGGTGTAGGCTCAGAGTATCCAGATGTTCCAGATAATGGGATGTTGTTTACAGATGGAGCGTATATAACATATAGTTCTGTTCATTCAACTTCTGCAACAATCTTCTACGCTTAGAGGTTCCTATGGCTGATAATATGCCTAAAAGAAATAAAAAGAATTTCCGACCAACTAAGAGTGGTGCGGGGATGACTGAGAAAGGCGTGAAAGCCTACAGAAGAAAAAACCCTGGTTCTAAATTAAAGACTGCGGTTACTGGCAAAGTTAAGAAGGGTAGTAAAGCAGCAAAAAGGCGTAAGTCATATTGCGCTCGATCTGCGGGTCAAATGAAAAAGTTTCCGAAGGCGGCTAAAGATCCTAACAGTCGGCTTCGGCAAGCTAGAAAAAGATGGAGATGCTAATGGGTTCTCAAGTTAAATTGCTCTTTATTGCGGCTGGTATTACAACTGTCTTAGGTGTTTCAGGAGCATGGTCTACTTGGGTAACGCGCACATTAATAAATGTAGATAAGAACACAGAAGTAATGAATGTTAAACTAGATGCTAATCACAATATGTTAGCGATGATTATGAAAAATCTTTCTATAGAAAGGGTAACCTATGGCTACGTCAGGGACTAGAAACTTCGATCTCAGCATTGCGGAGATCATTGAAGAAGCGTATGAGCGGTGTGGTTTAGAAGTTAGAACTGGTTATGACGCAGAGACAGCTAGAAGATCTCTTAATTTAATGTTTGCTGATTGGTCAAACAGAGGGGTTAATCTTTGGACAGTACGTTCTGCTACTCAAGCTTTAACACAAGGTACTTCGGCTTACACTTTGAACAAGCACACTATTGATATCTTACAAATAGTTCTTAACCGGGATGGAACAGATTACGAAATGGATAGAATTAGTCGAGATAATTACGCCACTATTCCTGATAAAACCACTCAGGGAAGACCTAGTCAGTATTATTTCGCTCGTTCAATCTCACCCGTTATAAATGTTTGGGCTACTCCAGAAAACTCAACAGATACTCTTACATATTATTACATTCAACAAATGGAAGATGCCGATTATTTGTATAACAATGTTGAAGCTCCTTTACGGTTCTATCCTTGTATGGTTGCGGGACTTGCGTATTACATGGCTATGAAACGTGCTCCTGATAGATTGCAAATATTAAAATCTGTTTACGAAGAAGAATTTGCTAGAGCTTCTGACATGGATCAAGACTTCTTAGATCTTCCTCTAAGACCGAGTGGTAGTTATTTGAGGGCTAATTAATGGCTTACGCAAGTGGTAAAAGAGCTTGGGGTATATCAGATAGATCTGGATGGAGATATCGTCTAAACACTATGAGGACAGAATGGAATGGATCTAAAGTTGGACCAGATGAATGGGAAGAGAAACAACCTCAATTAAGTCCTCCTCCCGTTTCCCCAGACCCTCAAGCATTAAGAGATCCTAGGCCTCAATCAAATTTAGCAGCAGAAAGAGTTATACAATATGGGTGGAATCCTGTAGGTATGGCAAGTAATGATGGATTAACTCCTAATGATCTTCCTGGGACAGGAGAAATAGGAACGGTAACGGTGGTAACAACATGAGTTTTACATATGCAGAATTAAAAACGGCGATACAACAATATGCGGATAATACGGAAACAACATTCGTTGCTAACCTTCCTACTTTCATTAAGACAGTAGAAGAACGAATTTTAAAATCAGTTGACTTAGAAACATTTAGAAAAAATGTAACAGGTACTATACAACAAAACAGTCAGTATCTTGCTGTTCCTTCTGATTATTTAGCGTCTTTTAGTTTATCGGCTAGGTATGCTGGAGCCGAGGCTGTTTCTGGAATTAAACCTAAGACGTTCTTACTTCAAAAAGATGTGAACTATATTCAAACATACACACCCGATCCGACTGACACAACGGCAAGTCGTTTACAAGTTGGATTCCCTGCTTATTATGCTTATTTCGATGAGAATAATTTTATAGTTGCTCCTGTTCCAGATGCTGATTACACGATGGAACTTCATTACTTTTATAGACCTCAAAGTTTAACGGCGGTTGGTGACAATAACACAACCTGGTTAAGCGAAAATGCTCCGAATGCAATGTTATTTGGAAGTTTAGTTGAGGCTACTGTCTATATGAAGGGGGAACCAGACATAATGCAAATGTACAATGAGAGGTTCTCAGAATCCATTGCTCGATTAAAAGACTATGCAGAAGCGAGAGAAAACTCTGATGCTTACCGAAGAGGATTACCCGAAAGACGCAGAACATGAAAATAGCTATTGTTGGGTTAGGTGGGAGCTATTCCGATTATATAGCTGCACGGATACGTTCAGAAAAGTTTGATGAAATATGGGGAATAAACTGCGTTGGTGGCATCATTCATGTAGACAAGACTATAATGATGGATCCAGTGTCCCGGTTTTTAGATACGGAAGATGCAGGATCACAAACAGAAATAGCTAGACACTTTTTAAGAACAAATACTAAACCTATTATTACATGTGAAATGGATGAAAGGGTGAAACATTTACATCCTTATCCTCTTGAAGAAGTTGTTAAAGAATTAAAAATTTGTTATTTTAATAACACCGTTCCGTATGCAATAGCATACGCTATATGGGTTGGAGCAACGCACCTTTGTTTATATGGTTTAGATTACACCTATAAGAATGTCAGTATGGCAGAGGCAGGCAGAGCATGTACCGAGTTTTGGTGCGCTATTGCTACGACAAAAGGGATAAAGATAGAAGTTGCACATAACTCAGGTCTTTTAGATACAAATGTACCAGAGAACGAAAAACTATATGGCTATCACAGATTAGATGACCCTTTGGTGCAATCACAAGAAAATGGTGGCTTGTTAATAACCAAACAATCTAACATAGAACCACCCGAACCAATGGATCAAGATCCTGTGGTGTTTGGAAGACATGATCTACAATATGTAAATGGGAGAGAATATAAAAATGTTTAGCGTTAATACTAATACTATTGTTGGTCAGGTCGGTGTTGCAACGTCTGACAACGGTGGCTTGTCTACGGAACAAATTTCTGAATTAGCTGTTAATAAAATAGTTTCTATTTCTGAAAATGCACCCGAACCAATTAAGCAACAAGCAGAAGCTTTTGTAGAAAATGTACGAAATGTCGTGCATTATCATATTGAGTTGGCTAGACGTGAGGAACGTGCTACTATATGTCATAAGGTAAGAGAGGTAGGTCAACCAGACCTAGCAGATGCTATAAGGAGAATATGAAATGGCAATAACACAAGCGATGTGTACTTCGTTTAAAACAGAGCTTTTAACAGCTACACATAATTTCGCTACTAATGGAAATGCTTTTAAGTTAGCGTTATATGCTATTGGTGGCGGTGGAAAATCTAGTACTACAGCTACATTAGGTGCTGCATCTACAGCTTACGTTACGACTGGGGAAGTAGCAAATAGTGGTTCGTATACTGCAGGAGGTGGCACTCTTACTAAGGTTGCTCCAACTTCAAGCGGAACTACGGCATTTACAGATTTTGCTGATATAACTTTCACTACAGCAACTATTACGGCTAGAGGTGCTTTAATTTATAACGATACAAATAGTGACAAAGCTGTTTGTGTATTAGATTTCGGAGGGAATAAATCGTCTTCTTCTGGAAGTTTTACAATTCAATTCCCAACAGCAGATGCTTCTAACGCTATTATCCGTATAGCTTAACGAGGTAA